GCACCTTAGACAAGCAGATTAACACAAAAATAGAATTGATGGGCTTTAATCCTCACACCGTGGCAGCTAGACGGCGCAAGGGTGAAACATTGGAGCAGGCATTAAGACCGTCACGGCGTTACCAGTCGCTTGATGTTGAAGAAGTCAGACGGATTGCAAGTGAGTGTCATAAGTTATCTGAACTTTCTTTGCGTCTAAATCGTGCAGAATCGTATATGTGTACTTACTGCAAAAAACACGGAATAACCTACAAAAAGAAATGAAATTCAAAACAGAAAAGCCCTTATTTGGGCTTTTTTATTGTCCGAATATCACACTGTACAACTGATACACTTAATGTATAATGAGTGTATCAAAACAAGAGGTGATTATGAAAAAACGGCGCAATATCTCACTAAGTGCAGAAGCACTTCAGCATCTTTCAGAAATGGCAAAAAAAGAAGGGCGTAGTTTATCGTCAATGATTGAGCAGTTGATTTTAAGGAGTGCGAAATGAGTAGTTATCAAGAGTTTATTGATAGCAAGCATTTTAAATCAGTCGATGCTGGTTTTGCTTACTCGACACAAAACAGTAATCTGTTTGATTATCAACGTTCGTGTGTTGAATGGGCTTTAGCGCGTGGTCGTGCTGCATTGTTTCTTGATACTGGTTTAGGCAAGACAAACTGCGAATTAGAATGGGCTTTTGCTGTTGAATCTCACACGCACAAACCTGTGATTATTCTCGCGCCATTGTGCGTGTCTAAACAGATTATCCGTGAGGCTGAAAAGTTTGGATATGTCGTCAAGCCTGCACGGTCTGAGGAGGATATTGGCGTTCGTGGTGTTTATGTCACTAACTATGAGATTCTGCACAACATCAACTGTTCAGTGTTTTCAGGTGTCGTGCTTGATGAGTCGTCAATTTTAAAGGGTCTTAATGGCAAGCTGCGCACTCAAATTACAGAGTGCTTTAGTCGGACACCTTATCGACTGTCGGCCAGTGCTACTCCATCGCCAAACGATTATATGGAGCTTGGTACACAGTGCGAATTTTTAGGCATTATGTCACAGACTGAAATGCTTGCTACGTTCTTCATTCACGATGGCGCAGACACTGCTAAATGGCGATTAAAAGGGCATGGTCAGCGTAAGTTCTTCGAGTGGCTTGCTTCATGGGCTGTCATCATGCGTGACCCGTCTATATTCGGGTTTGAAGAAAAGCCTAAATTGCCACCACTCAAAATCAGTCAGATTGTGATTGATAGCGGCATCACCGATGGCTTGCTTCCTGCGTTGGCTCAATCGTTATCTGAGCGTCAAGGCGCAAGACGTAACACGATAGAAGATAGATGCAAAGCTGCTGCTGATATTGCCAATAGCACAAATAAGCCTGTCATTTTGTGGTGTGCTTTGAATGATGAGGGTGATTTACTTGAATCATTAATCCCGTTTTCTGTTCAGGTATCGGGTAGCAATACGCCTGAACAAAAGGAGGAAATGATGATGGGATTTAGCGATGGTAAGTATCGCGTATTGATTACCAAGCCAAAGATTGCAGGTTTTGGCATGAACTGGCAGCACTGTTCAGATATGGTGTTTGTTGGTCTGTCCGACTCATGGGAACAATACTATCAAGCGGTTCGACGTTGCTGGCGGTTCGGTCAACAGAATGAAGTTAATGTGACTGTTGTGACTGCCGATATCGAGGGCGCAGTCGTTGAGAACATTAAACGCAAAGATGAGCAATCAGACAGAATGATGAATGAAATGGCTAAAATCGCTTCATCGTTTTTCACTGATTTTACTAAGTCGTCTAAAAATATGGCGACATACAATCCAAAGAAAAAAGCACCATTACCTAAGTTTTAAGGACACGATTATGAACGTTAAAGATTTTACTCAAGGCAACAACTTCATGCTTTATAACGCTGATTGCGTAGAAGTAGCGCGTAACTTGGCCGATGAATCGGTAGATTTTACAATTTATAGTCCTCCGTTTTCGTCATTGTACACATATTCAAACGATGAACGAGACATGGGCAACTGCAAAAGTGATGATGAGTTCTTCATTCACTTCGGCTATCTCATCAAAGAAATGTATCGCACATTACGCGCAGGCCGTTTGATGGCTGTCCATTGCATGAATTTACCATCATCCAAGCAAAACGATGGCTTTATTGGCGTTAAAGACTTTCGCGGCGATTTAATACGCGCATTTCAAAAAGAAGGCTTTATTTTCCATTCCGAAGTCTGCATCTGGAAATGTCCAGTGGTGGCGATGACTCGCACAAAAGCACTCGGTTTGCTTCATAAAACGATTGTTAAAGATAGTTCAATGTCTCGCATGGGCATACCTGATTATCTAATTGTTATGCGTAAGCCTGGTGATAACACTAAACCGATTAAAGGCGCACTCGAGTATTATGTTGGCGATGACGTGCCTGCTGGTTTTGCCAAGAATGAGCGCGGTGATGGTTCGCTTTTTTGGACTGTTGAAAGCGAAAACGCCACGCCTATTGATATTTGGCAAAAGTACGCTAGCCCAGTTTGGTCTGACATTAACCCAACTCGCACATTGCAATATCTTAATGCGCGGTCTGCTGATGATGAACGCCATATTTGCCCTTTACAATTAGATGTGATTGAACGTGCTATGCAACTATGGACTGCACCTGATGACGTTGTTTTCAGTCCGTTTACAGGCATTGGCAGCGAGGGCTATGTCGCTTTACAGACTGGCCGTAAGTTCATCGGCACTGAGCTTAAAGAGTCGTATTACGAACTAGCTAAACGTAATTTGAGCGATGCCGAAAACATCACACAAGGTCAATTATTCTAACTCACAAAATCACAAGGACGTGATTCACTGGAGATAAACATGCACATATCACTAACTCGCGTATTTCTTGAATGTATGATTGCGTACCACTTAAACAGTTACGAGCAAGCTAAAAAAGTGTTGATTCACTATGCCGATAAGGTCATCGTTAAAAATAAAAAGACGCTAAAAATGATACTTGAACGGCTAGAGTTGTCAGATAACGACTCTCAAAAAGAGTATTTTAAATTGCTGTCTGACTCACTTTAACTACCAACAACCGCCGCAATTGTATTATAATTGATGAGCCGCTACACAGAAAGTCATGAGTCTGTGGAAGTCTTTTCTCTGTGGGACGAGCGGCTTACCAATCCATACACAGAGCTAAACACACACAGAGAGTCAAAGATATGGCACGAATCCGTACTGTAAAACCTGAGTTTTGGACTAGCGAACAAGTCGCAGAGTGTTCGACGATTACTCGCCTACTGTTCATTGGTATGTGGAACTTTTGCGACGATGGTGGCAATCATCCTGCAAGTCTTAAGTCATTAAAGATGCAAGTTTTCCCAAGTGACGATATTCAATTATCTGAAATTGGAACAATGATTGATGAGCTAGTAAAAAATGAATTAATAACGCAATACACTGTTAATAATAAGGATTATTGGCACGTTTTAGGATGGAAACATCAAAAAATAGAAAAGCCAAACTATAAACATCCTGAATACTTTCCAACAAATAGCAAACCAATCGATGACCATTCGTCGAATGATAGTCTACCAGTAGACCCCGTAAGGGAGTCTAAGGGAATGGAAGGTAAGGGAATGGATATAAATAATAAAAATAACGCGAGCGAAGATTTTCAAAAACAGGATGAAAGTCATTTGTACGTCGCCCCAACGCGCCGAACATATTCATTGTTTGACGAATGGAAGCCTGAGCCTGAATTGTGGAAAGAAACGCTAAAACGTTCAGCTCATCTTGTTAAGCCTGAGCAATTCACTAAGTACACGCTTTTAGAGTTTATTCGCTTAAATGTTGGCAAAGACGAAAAGATGGAAAGCGAATGGCAAAAGTTTTACGTCAACGCTGTTGCTCGTGGTTACATCAAGCCAATGACCGACAAACCAAAATCGCAAAAACAACCTGAGCTCGAGGTTGATTATTCAAAGCCTCAGAATTTAATTGTGCCTGTTGTTTATCCATATGACCCCGAAGAAAGAGCGCGTCAAAGTGCCGAGATGAAACGTATTCGCAAGGAGCAAGGAAGATGAGCGACTTTAACGAAGAAAAAATACCCCACTCGTTAACACTTGAGCAGTCTGTTCTCACTGGCGCGATGTTTGACGGGACTGGTTGGGACGAAATTAGCGATATTCTTGCCGAAGATGATTTTTTTAGCGCACCACACCGCTACATTTTTCGTGCAATTAAAACCATGTACAGCACTAATCAAGCCGTTGATGCGGAGTTAGTTCACCAATGGTTATTACTTAACAACCTGAGCGAAAAGGCAGGCGGCATCGAGTACATGGGACGGTTATTGCGTGACAGCCCAATGACCACTTGTAACTTGAGAGTGTACGGCACAAAAGTTCGTGAGTTTTCTATCGAGCGTAAGCTGTTGGCCGTCACTGAAAAAATAAAAGACGGGATTTTAAACAAGACAGGGCAAACGACTGCCGAAATTTTAGATTCTGCCGAGTCTGAAATTATGGCCATTTCTAGCCACAAGTCAGGCGTTGGTAGCGAGATACCTATTCACGATGGCCTTGCCGTGTTTAATGAGGTATTTGACCGAATGAGTACGGCTCTTGACCGCAAAGAAGGCGAGTTATCAGGAGTTGATTCGGGAATAAAAGAGGTGAACGTTTACACCGATGGCTTTCAAAAACAGGATTTGATTTTTATCGGTGCGCGTCCGTCAATGGGTAAAACAACACTTGGGATGAACTTTGCCGAAGCTGCTTTATTTGCTCAAGATTTACCAGTTGTCGTGTTTTCGATGGAATCGCCCAAGTATCAAATTGGCCAACGATTATTGGCGGCTCGTTCTAGCGTTCCAATGTCGAAAATCGTTCGCGGTGTTTTTGTTGGTAATGAGTTTTCGCGGATTAACAAAGCACTAAGCGAAATCAAAGGCCGTAAATTCATTATTTGCGACAAAGGATCGTTATCACCTTCGGATATGCGTTCCGTGTTGCGTCGTGTTGAGCGTGAGCATGGCGGCGTTGGTTTCATCATGGCTGACTATGTTCAAAAAATGAAACTCAAAGGCAATCACAAACTAAACCGAAACGACGAATTAACCGACATTAGCGGAGAATTGAAAAACATCGCCAAGGATTACAACTGCCCGTTTATCGTGTTGGCGCAATTATCAAAAGAGTGCGAACGCCGACCAGATAAGCGTCCGATGATGAGTGACTTGCGCGACTGTGGCGGATTAGAACAGGATGCGGACTCAATTATCATGCTTTACCGAAATGAGGTTTATCACGAAGGAAAAGACGCAGGGCTTGCCGAGTTAATTTTTAGAAAAAACCGAAACGGCCAAACAGGAACGATTAGAACGGCGTTTGATGGTGCAACATTTAGATTTAGCGACTTACAACACAGTGATTATGACGAGGAATGATGATATGAGCGAAACAATGAAAATAGGAAAAGATTACGTCGATTTTTATAAAAACGGCCATACGTTTTATGAGTTAAGCTTAGTCAGTGTAAGACCTGATAACTTAGAAATGCAGATAGAACACATGGAGCAAAAGCGATGGTTTACGCCACAAATGGCCGTTGACTTTCGCGCGGCGTTAACTCGATGGGTTAATCATGGCAATGCTTTGAAAAAGGTGGCAGCATGAAAACCGAAAACAAAAACAGCTTGAAGGTCGTGCAAGCAATCCAAGCAATGGACGAAATCGACATTTTCAGACTGATTGCGAAGAAGCACACGATTGCTGAGTTGTGCAAATTGTTCAACGTCAGCAAGACGCCGATGTATGAGATTTGCCGAAAGTACGAAATTGAATATGTGGCTGGCGAATGTGAAGAAGCGACGAGAGCAAGACGTAGCAAGCCAGTCGAGCGAGTCGAGTCGTTGGTTTTATTCACCTGCGACTCGTGCAAGGTCAAAAAGCCTGTTGGGCTTGAATCTTCAAAAATGGGTACTTGTGCCATGTGTTTGAAAAATGCGCTTAGGAATAGGGTGTGAGCGATGCACCAATGGCATTACTCAATCATGTGATGAAGTGTGCTTACTGTTACCCAAAATCAGACAAATATTGCTTGTACGGCTTAAAACTACACAAAGAGAGCAATCCAAGTGTTGATACAAAATTAGTGAGAGTTAAGAAATGAGCGATAAAGGCCAGTTAAACAGCAAAGACGTACAAAGACATTCAAATGCCGTTACAGGTGCGGTATTGGGTGAAATGGAGCGACTCAAAGATGATTTAGACCGCTTGCATCGTGAACGGGACAGCTTTCAAAGACAATGCGCGGTGATGGCTGAGGAAAACGCCATTTGGGAAGCCGAAAGTAAGCGTTTGGATTGGATGGTTAAAAATCGTGGGCGCATTGAGTGGGAATTTGGCGGTAACTGCTATGTCACTTTTATTCACAAAAACGAGTTTAAGGCGACATTGGGCAGCGATGACACACGGGTTGAAATAGACAGGGCGATGGAGATGTGCAAATGAACGATGCAGTCAACAATCCAAAGCATTATACGAGTCATCCGTCAGGGCTTCAATGTATCGAATTAAGCCGACATTTGAATTTTAATCGTGGGAACGCGCTTAAATATATTTGGCGTGCAGAACTGAAAGAGAATAAAAATCAGGATATTGAAAAAGCAAAATGGTATTTATTAGACGAGTTTAACAATATGAAAAACGCTAAATATAAAAAGCGCGTTGTTAAGCAACTTGATATACTGCTTTTTAGTTTATCGCAGTTTGAAACACCAGAAAGAATGT